TTTTTTTTTTTTTTTTTTTTTTTTTTTATCTTATTAATATTAGGTTATGACATACCACATGAAATGATTTGAAATTAAACGATAAAGTACAGTTCAAGATATGAAAACCGTAATCAAAAGAAAGAAAGAAACATAAAGTATTACGAACGATATTATTATTCAGACAATAACAATTCGCCTAACCCAGTTGTCTCAGGTTTAGTGGCTTCTTCAACCACGTTGGACAAACCAGCAACTATCTGAGCCACGGGCGCAACGCCCATAACGTTCGATATTGGGTGGTCCGCGACGGTTTCGGCTACACCACCGACAGTATCAGCTATTTCAGATACAGTTCCTTCAACGCTTCTCCTACGCCTAGTCAACGGATGTCCAACAGGTGCAGGTGCAGCTGCTACCGGGTGTGGTGTTGCTGTCTGCACTTGCGGCTGAGGGACAGTGGAGGCTCCGACTGGGGCAACCACCGGACGGGCAGCGTTCCCAGAACCTTGCAAACCTTGAGGAACGGTAGGTTCAACAGAGGGTTTAGACAAGGTGACTTGAGATACGCGATGCGCAACATCGACCATAAGATTAGGCAAGTTACTAGGTGTAATGGGAGTCGGGAAAGAAATAGGTAGGATCTTACTACCACTTTTCGTTAAATCCTCATCCAGATAACCAGACAGGACCAACAGTTGCAAAGCAACGTATTTCACAACATCAACAGACACCATAGTAGCGGAGCGGAAAGAAAAGACTTGAAATAGATGTACTAATAACTGAGATACGCGACGATAATAAACCATATACTATAGTTTTATTATTAACGCCACCACTCTCTATTGGGACGCTCAGCTATCAAACAGAATCTTCGTAAATTGGCATAGGTGCAGGCGTTCGCTTATTGGTAGAGTAACTATTATATAGCAAGAACGCTGACACAGCCAACACTATGACTTTGTGCTCAGAAGACTTCATGTTTATGAACAGCACCATAGATGACGAAGCTATGGCGTAAGTCCAGATGTGCAGATCGGGAAGGACGATCACGCACACCGCTGATGCTATCAAAATAAGAGAGCGCTGGGACCTGGGTGCACATATAGATGCCGGGATAAACGTCAACAAACCGAAAAATTTGTCTAAATTCATAAGAATCCAAACTACCAGTTTGTTGTCTTTGTGAGTGGCGAACAAATGACCCAATGGACCATTATCTAAGTCATCCATATGTGTGGAAATGACAAACACAACAACCAGTAGAGAAAATATAAACGGAGTGTTTTTGAGTATCCTGTTGCGAAATATAAACTCAAATTCCCCAAAGAAATCTTTGTCCCTTTCCACGCGGACAGGGTTGTTCTTTGCATACATTTTAGCATAACTTTTTGCTCTCTCAGACGCCATGACGATTATAAAACACACTAGGTAGTTTTCAATAATCATCGGGTTGATAGTCAGAATGGTAAAACCATCATAGTAATGAACACAAAAAGTCCTACTAAAATCCTGTAGCAACTGTCGACATAAGGAAAAAGTAACAACGACACCATAACTACTTCGAAAGGTTTGAGAGGTTCCAGCACATCATAACATGTACTAATCAATGAAAACACCAATTCGAAGAGAACTCTGAATCCTGTTAGTATAACAGTTGATACAAAATCTTCAACAAGACCGAGTATCGTGTGGGTGATTCTAGAAAGGACGTAACCGACACCTGAGTGATCAATAACCCGTAGAGGATGATTAGAGAGATCGCAACTACCATTAACGATGGTAAGTCTCTCAGAGCTAACTTGAGTAGAACATACCCACGAGCAGTTACCATAGGTACCAACCTCGTAAGGGACATTAACACTCCGATGTATCTGCCCACAGGAATCGTCGAACACAATAACCCTATCATTAAAGTCTCTAGGATTCCTATCATTGTTAACACATAAGGATTCGAAATTTGTTGGTGTATATGAAATGTCGTCAATTAGTTTCTCCCCCGCGCGCCTACATACTGGGGTAAGAGAATTTAATTTTCGATAAACATCGTGCACCTTGGGACGTAACTTATATACATTAGATGACACATAATTATGAGTAACAAGATCATACCTAATTTCATAAGGACAAATATGTTCCAACGACTGCGGTATTTCTTCAACGGACCCAATGAAAACAACAACGCAAGTCAACAAATCTCTAAATCTGAACATTGTGAAACTGGAGAGAAATACCAGATCACTCAGAAGAAGAGCCGGTCAGAACAAAGCACAGTGTCGCCTAGGACATGCTGAATTGCTCTGTCCATCGGTTTTCACCGGTTCCTTACTCTTTTGGCGCAGATACTTGTAAGACTCTCTATATACAGGGTCTAGCGCATAAGAATTGACAGAGACGCGTTTGATGCGATTTAGTTCATCAATACGTTTCTTAGTGTCCAAAGCATACGCCGACTTAAGGTCCCGGTAAGCCTCATACTTACTGTTGAGACTACCAATCGCTTCTGGACTAAGTTCCCCTATACTACCAGACGATTTGACATGTTCATGAAAATTGGCCTTCAAGATTTTCTCTTTCTCCTTCCTGCCTTTTTTCAACTTATCTATTTCGTCATCAATAGATTTGAACATGTCAGATTGTTAGGTGGTAGCGAGTATTAGACCAGAGAACGACGCGGTGAAGAGAGAAGTTCGACACCGACTTTCAAAACGGCCAACTGACCGCAA